CATTTACAGGCGCTTTGTTTAACGCAAGAAAAGAAGGTTTGACTGAATTTGAATTCAACGGAAAGAAATATCCGGTTCACAAACTTGAAGAAGAAGAAAAAGAAGAAACTCTTGCTGAATCAAAATTAACCAAAGATTCTTTGAAGCAGATTATCAAAGAAGAATACCATAATGTAAAAACCTTTATGGAAGAAAAATATGGATTTACTCCTGAATTGGGTAAGGTATATTCTAATCTTGCAGCAAAACCTTTTTTAAAAGAAGAAGAGGAAGAAATACTTGATGAGTATGATGTAGAAAACTATCAAGACCTAAAAGAGTTTGTTCAGTTTATGGCTGAATACAAAAGTGACATCAATGAGGCAGAATATCAAGGTAGAAAAGTAAAACTTGGTAAGATTATGCAAGGTGATGTTAAGAAGTTCAAAGTGTATGTTAAAAATGACAAAGGTAATGTTGTTAAGGTAAACTTTGGACAAGGTGGTGATGCTAAAGGTGGAACGATGCGAATTCGTAAAGACAATCCTGAAGCAAGAAAATCATTTAGAGCTAGACACAATTGTGATACTCCAGGACCAAGATGGAAAGCTCGTTATTGGTCTTGTAGAAAGTGGTAAACACTATTTATTAATAAAAACAAGTTTCGATGAAAGTTTATCATGTTTTTGTATTTCAAGAACACAGACCTGGATGTGGTTTAGATTTTACACCATTTGAACAATTAGTAGCATTACTATCAGTTGTCCGACACCGAACATTAAATCCAACAATACCCATACACCTTTTAACAGACATTAGGTCATATGATATTTTTAAATCTATGGGTATAGATACTCTTTACGATAAAGTAGAATATGATTTTTTTAGCGATTACCCATCACATAGAATATCAGATGTATTTTGGGCATCTCCTAAAGTATGGGCTACAAAAAAATTAAAAGCTCCATTTATGATAATGGATATGGATTTAGTTTTACACAAAAGTTATTCGTATTTTTATGAGTATGATTTTATAGGATTGCATAGAGAAAGTCCAACTCATTATGCAACTCCATTTAATATATCAACTCCTGAAAATTTTAAATGGAGTGATATTGAAATTGAATCTTTTTCTAAATCATTCCCAATAAACGCATGTTTGACTTATTGGGGAAATGATGAATTAAAAAACGCATTTGCTGATAGATATTTTGAATTAGTATTTGATAATCCTGGTGAATTGTATGATGTTAATTTTAAAAAAATGAGAGAACATTATTATATAAATCAATATCCGGTTCAACTATTAGCCGAACAATGGTTAATGGCTGCAAAAATACAAGAGTATAAAAAATTAAATCCAACTATGAAATTTAAATGTATGTCGGATTTAATATATGGTATGTATGGATTTATTTCAGATAAAACTGATACTTTACAAACACAATTTTATGTAGATGAATATGCATATCATTTATGGGGTGCTAAAAATCATTATTATTTAGAATCAACTGACCCAAAATATATCTCTACAAAAAATATGTTAATTACTGATGGTATGTATTTGTTAAATCAATATAATAAAAAACACCTTTATATTGATTTATATTACGAATATATAAATAAATTACATTGAATTACATACTTATTATTAGTTTAATTAAAATTTGGAAAAAATTATGGAAACATTAAAGAAAGCTTGGAACTGGTTACTTGGTAAAACTACCATTGATGAAAAAATCAAAGAAACTACTGCCGAAATTAAAAAAGAAGTAGCCGAAGTAAAGGTTGCTGTTGCAGAAGCAAAAGTTGCTGTTAAAAAAGTAATAAAAGAAGCTTCCGATGTGGCTAATGTGGTAGAAAAAGCTGCTCCTAAAAAGAAAAGATACTACCCAAAGAAAAAAGCTGCTCCTAAAGCTGAGCCCAAAGCTGCTGCTAAAAAGTAAATGAAACGATTCAATACTCAACAAATTGTAATTCTTGCGTTATTAGCATTACTAGCATATCAATTCTTTTTTGCTGGCAATCGTTACAAAAAAGATTACGAAAGAATGTTGAAAGAGCGTGAACAAGAATACAACACGCAGATTGAAAAGTTGGAAAGTCAATCGGACTCTCTTTTAAAAATCAATAAAGATATTGAAAAAGAATTAAAGAGAATTGATGTTCAGATTGATAAAAAAGATACTCAAATTAATAAGTTAAGGAAACAATATGAAAAAGATGTTGCTAAGCTTGACGCTATGTCTGATAACGACATTGCCGACGCTTTCACAGACGCTTTCAACTGAACCTAACTTAATTGCAGTTCCAAGAGCCACTCTTGAAAAAGCATTAAAAGTAAAAGCAGAGCGTGACTTGTGTGTTGAAGAATTACAACTAACACAAGGAAAAGTTGTTTTATACTCAAAGTCTATTGATTTATATAAAGTTGAAGTTGAAAACTTAAATAAAATTATCACTTCAAAAGATTTGGTTATTGTAGAAAAAAACAAAGTAATTTCTCTAAAAGAAGACCAAATTAAAGTTTTAAAAAGAGAAAAATCTTCTAAAATGTGGCAAGGTCTTTTAATTGGATTTGCTGGCGGAGCGGCTACAGTTACGTTATTGCTCGCTCTATAAATAAAAATATATGGCAAAAAGTTTAAAAGAACTTATTAGGGAAGAGTATATTAAATGTGCTAAAGACCCCGTGTATTTCTTTAAGAAATATTGCTATATCCAACACCCCCACCGAGGTAAAATTCTTTTCAATCTTTATGATTTCCAAGAAGATTTGATGAGGGAATTTGATGACCACCGATTTAATGTAATCCTTAAATCTCGCCAGTTAGGTATTTCTACTCTATCGGCAGGATATTCTTTGTGGATGATGTTGTTCCACGAAGACAAAAACATATTGGTAATTGCAACCAAACAAGAAGTAGCAAAAAACCTTGTGACTAAAGTAAGGTTTATGCACGAAAATTTACCAAGTTGGTTAAGAGGTCAAACCGAAGAGGATAATAAACTTTCTTTACGATTAAGAAATGGTTCTCAAATCAAAGCAACATCAGCAGCAGGTGACGCGGGTCGTTCTGAAGCTCTTTCAATGTTGATTATGGATGAGGCTGCGTTTATTTCCAATATTGAAGATATTTGGACTTCTTCACAATCAACCCTTTCTACCGGTGGTAAGGCCATTGTGTTATCAACTCCAAATGGTGTGGGTAATTGGTTTCACAAAATTTGGTTAAAAGGTGAGGCTGGTGATAGTTGGAATCCAATTAAACTTCACTGGACAGTTCACCCTGAACGAGACCAAAAATGGAGGGATGGTCAAACAAAATTACTTGGTGAAAAGGGTGCAGCACAAGAATGTGATTGTGACTTTATCAGTTCAGGTTACACGGTAGTTGACTCAGCAATCCTAACTTGGTATACTGAAACTTACATTAAAGACCCAATTGAAAAACGAGGATTTGATGGAAACTATTGGTTATGGGAATATCCAAATTATTCTCGTGACTATGTGGTGGTTGCCGATGTAGCTAGAGGTGACTCAACTGACTATTCAGCGTTTCACGTTATTGATGTTGAAACTGTAGAACAAGTTGCGGAATACAAAGGTAAGATTGAAACCAAACAATATGGGGCATTCCTTACATCCGTTGCTGCAGAGTGGAATAATGCAATGTTGGTGGTTGAAAATGCAAACATTGGTTGGGCTGTAATCCAAGAAGTTATTGATAGAAACTATACAAATTTATATTACTCGTATCGTGATTTAGGTTATATTGATGAAGATATTCATCTTCGTAGGGGTTGGGATTTAAAGAAAAAAGAAGATATGGTTCCGGGCTTTACAATGTCCTCACGAACACGACCTTTGGTGATTTCTAAACTTGACACCTATATGAGAGAAAAGACACCAATCATTCACTCAAAGCGTCTTATTGATGAACTATTCGTATTCATTTGGAATGGTAGTAGAGCAGAAGCTCAACAAGGGTATAATGATGACTTGGTTATGTCGTTCTCCACAGGACTTTGGGTAAGAGACACCGCATTAAAATTAAGACAACAGGGTATAGATTTAAG